TCTTAAGGACATCGAGTCTTTCTGTCTCGCTGACAAGCGGGGTGGCCTCAACGTATTTAGGCACCACTGTCACATTTTCCGGAAGCATGTTCGCCTTTAATTCGGGCACCAGTTCCATGTCCGATGCTTTGCTGACGTAGGTTTGCCATTTTGCAAAGATGTTCCAAAATATTGGCTCATTGTCTTTAAAAATTTGCCTTTGGTCGTCGATATCTTCCATGCTCTCGGCTTTGTCGATCATCATAGCGATGCCACTTGCAAAGTTCGCAGCGTTGCCCAAAGTGGTCGAAATCCCGCTGGTAGAAAGGTTGTTGGTTGTCAGAAGAAGCGCTACATAGAATTCGACAAGTTGACGCAATTCAGCCAATGGAGGATTGGCAGTTTCGAATCCAAACTTTGGAGTCGGCTCATCGGTAGATTTGTGCTCCATGATGACCAATTTGTTCGGTCCGAGTTTTAAAGCTCTGGGAACAGTAGCGCCTGAATAATAAGCTTGCCCGTAACCTTGCGTGATAGCGATGTGCAAAATATTTGTAATGATCGAGTTGATGCTAATTGACCCATCTATCAAATCATCTCCACCTTGAGCCCAAAAACAATTGTCTTGGTCTTCGGCGTAGTTAATAAAAGGCATCACCCCGATCGGGTTTTGGGTGACCGTTGCGTCACTGGTTTGAATGGGCTCGCCAGAGTCATTGAGAATTTCACCCTTTGAATTACAAGTGAAGTGATATTTGTCCGACCAGAATGTATAGGTCAACTTATCGGCTGTCTCATCAAGTTGTTGGTCGCTGAAATTCGCATCCACATGTTCATTTTGAAGCGGGTAATTTCCCTGCTCGTCGGCAGTATTCATTCGCACAGATGCATCGCCTTTTGTGTAAAGCATTTTGCTTCTGTTTGGGATGTAGTCGCTTAGAATAAAGCAGGCGGCGATCTCTCGGTTGTCTTCTAGTTCCACAGCATCGTAAAGATATGGAGGAAGCACCACTGGCTTAATTGTGTGCAGCTTTGGATCAGAAAGAGAAACGCGGCGAGGAATAATGTATTGAACGGTATTCTTATCTCGCTTTAGCCAACGGTTCGTTTTCTTGAACATACGATTGATGTCGCACTCATCGACAATTTTCTTAATTGCCGCCGTAGCTTGCTCGTCTAACTTTTCACCCGAGTAAACTTCTCGAGTAACACCGTTGTTGTAAACACGAGCGAGCTTATCGACGACCTTACGAGCGAAACCTAAATTTGTGAGCGCGTAGGTCATTTCTTTCACGGTATCGCTGTCAAATTGATCGAGAAGCTGATCGAAAACATATTTTTTCGTATTGTCTTTGTAACACTGGTAAAAGCGGTAGAAGCGATCTTTCCTTGCAATGTTCGCGTGACTGTTTATGTCCGCAATGATTTTTTTTCTTGTTTCAGCCGAAAGAAGATCGTCTTCAGATTTAATTCTTGCTTGCATAGTATTACCTTATCCTAACAGATTCACTTCTCGACGGTTTCACAAATGGCGACACTACATCGACCAAATAATCCACCCCATCGGAAGCGTGTGTTAACTCCTCATTGTCTTTGTCTTTTCCCAGAGTAACCGGATCTTGCTCAACGGCAAGAAAGTCTTTCTTAAGTTTTGGCATCGTGTCGGGATTATACTTAATCCACCCCGTTGCAAGTTTGCTGTTCATGTTCAGTTGACGCTCGCGGAACCTTGGCGCGCTCAACCTGGCTTCGACATTGTAACCCGCCTCGCGAAGAATCTGATGATCGCTTTTGCCGCTTGTTCTTTGCGCTTTACCGGCCGGGTCAGGGTAAATGCTTGTGATGTCCGGGGTGTAACCGCGAGATTTCAAAGCTTCAATCATTTTGGATGTGTCAGCATTTCTAGGAAGATAAATTTCGTCGAAGCCTCTCAGTCCTTCCGGATATAAATGCCAAAGAGTGCAAGTCATATGCGTGACGTTGAAGTCCATTGCCGCCAAAATTACTTTTTTGAAATCACGCTTAAGCGAAGTGTCTTCGTTAGCCGCAGTAGAATAGGAATAGTAAAATTGATTCCCATTCATATTGACCCACTCTCCGTCCATGTAGGCTTGAAGCATGACAGGATCGTAAGCTGCCTTTAGCGCTGCAATGTATTCCTGATCTAAATTGGCGATGTTATCCATGGTTTTCGCATAGATCACGCGCGAATTATTCATCTTCTTTTGCACGAAAAGCTCATGCATGTAGTTGTGCAATCCCTCTGGGGTGCCCGAACTGTAAACCTGTGAACACGCAGCACCCTTTACACGCACGCGACCAACACATTCCATGTAACGCTCACGAGAGATCAAAGTTGCTTCGTTAATACCCATGTCGGAAAGGTTGGGACCGCGAATTTTGTTTTCGGCAGTAAACAGGTAAAGCTTTCCCTTACACCAAGGGAATGAAAATACTTTGTCGGTCTTATGGTAGCTGTGAGGAATGTTGTTGCGCTCAAAAATATCTTCGAAGGTTGGAAGAACGTCTTTCTTCAAATCAGGATAACTAGGCGCAGTCAGGCCGCCATTATGTTGGCGGTTGATCCACCTAAATTTGAGCGCTTTCATGCAAAGCGAATATGTTTTACCGGAGCCGTACCCGCCCGATATATGCAAGAAACGACTATGCAGGTCGTTGTGAAAATCCCTCTGATGCGGGTGCATCCGGTATCTAAGTTTTAGTTTCAATAAATTTAGAGTAACTCAGAACGGCTACTTGAGGTAGATTGCCCAGACCTTAGGAGTCGGCAGCATTTCAGAGTGTTCAAACTCTTTCGGCCGGTCGATTAGGCGCACAGTTGCGATCTGCACGACGAGCTGATCAGTTGGATGCTGATAGTGCAATCGAAGGTGCGTGTAGCGCCTAGCGAATCTACGCGCGTAAAAAGGCGTATCCTTGCGGTACTCGACCTTTTTGACGCCTGTTCGGATCGCTTCCAAATAAACACGTTTGATCCTTAAAGTTAAAATCTCCCGACCCACGCGTTGAAGTTAATACGCGGCTTTTGGGGTTAAAATCAAAATCCCAAATTTCGCCGACGCGCTCTGATATTGAATCTATCTATAACGCGAACGTCCAAATCGACTACTTACCAATATATGAAAAGGTAAAAGTTTTCACTTTATATCTTAGGCCGCTTTTTTTGATCGACTGCGCGAAGCGACCAAGCGTGCTCTTGGCAAGTTTCAAGTTATTCTCTTCTTTTACAAAACGCCATTTAGGGTCTTTCATGCAAGCTCGAAGCATCGGTTTGCTGGAGAACTTGATATAGATCTTGGAGCGAGGATGCATTTTGCGGACCATATCGGCAGAGAGGTTTGTCATCTTAAGCCCGAGGCCGAATCCTACATAATCGGGATGAATTACAATTCGATTGGCGTGAAAAATAAAGTCTCTGCCTTTTCGCTTTGGAACGTAATTCATAAAATTGCAAAACCCCACCTTCATGCCGTGCGTGTCCCTCAGCACGAAGCTGTAATTCTTTCCACACGGCTTAGCTTTACTTAGATAATGATACTTGGCGAATTCGCCCCAAGAGTTTCCGCTATCTCGGAAAACATTGAACTGTAATTGTTCTTTTTTTTTTCTTTCCTCGAGGGTTAATTTTGTGCGGTCTAAAAAGGATTGAGATCTGCAATCTATTATCCAATCCGGATCAACCCATTCAATTATGTCGTAATGGCAAGAAACTAAAACAACCTGCTTATTACTGTCTCCCGATCGCAAAAGGCGCGCGATCGAAGTGCTCATTGCCTTTGCAACCGTTCTGTCTACTACAGAAGTCCATTCGTCGATCACGATTGTTTTCTTTTCAGAGTTTGCGAAGTTTACCGCAATGCTCGCGCGAGCGCGCTGTCCGTTTGAAAGTTCATAAGGCTTTTTTAGCCAACATGGAATCTGAGAAAGCCCCACCCCGTTCAGAATCTTAACAACATCGGAGTATTCTTTTACGCCATCGAATTGATCGATCACTGCCTTGTTGCAATCAAGCAGATCGTCAAAGCAATCATCACCGAACATTTTCTTTGCGAGCGTAGTCTTACCTGAACCAGAGGGACCAAGGATAAGGCCGACCTTGTAACCATCAGGAAGTTTCGCGGACACTTTAAGAGAGTGACTTAGCTTTTCAGCCAGGTTGAGATCGACCGACTGTGCTGCAAGCTTTGAGCGAAAACTATTCGAAGGTTCAGTATTGATTTCTACACAATAAGTTTGCACTTCATTCCCCGATCTTCCATTTCTTGAAAAAACTCCTGCGCCTGTGATTCGTTTGCAAAGGACACCGTGACGATAATCTCGTTGTCGTCGCTTGGAGACTTCTCTTCTCCTTCGTCATCCGCGCCAATGCCATAGTATTCCTTTTTAAATGCCTCCATGTCGATTTCAGGAATAGCATAATCATCTTCGAGTTCATCGACGGTAATTTCTGCTTCTTCGACATATTCATACAAACCTTGAGGATCTAAATTTCCAAACTGCGACACATAAGTCAGTAGCTTTTCTTTTGCCTCTTTTCTGCTACTCGCCTTAATTTCTACACAGGGAAGATCGGGCACAGAGTAGCCCTCTGCCTTCATTTGCACGACAGAATGCTTTCTTTGATGACCGTCTAATATCCACCACTTCCCATCATTTTTCCAAACAAAGATTGGCGCCGAAAAGCCGTGCTTCAAAATACTCTTCTTGAGCTTTTGATACCTTTTCGTGGTGAGACTTTTCAGACTGCCCTGAAATTCATTTAGGCTTTCGACCGCAATGTGAAGCTTTACATCGCAACTTAACTTGATTTGTTTCACGCTCATTCTACAAACTCCATATCTGTATAGTC